ATAAGTTTGCTTCATAAGTCTTATTTCCTTGCACCTCTAGTCTTAATATATCAGCTTGTCCTGCATCTTTAATATGTATCTCACTTACTCCATCAGTTTCTCTCTTATATTCTGCTGTATTAGATACAGTTTGCTTTATTGCATTGATATCTTGCTCTTGTTGAGTTAGTTTTGTTTCGTGTTCAGTAGTTTGCTCTGCTAGTTGAGTTATTTTTCCATCTATTTGATTTATGCTTGACTGAACCCTTCTGTTTATGATTTTCTGTGATGGTGTTCTAGTGGTTGTTTCTTCTTTTGATTTACATTGTATTTTGCTTTCAATACTTGCAATCCAACGCCCTGAAAATTGCATTGAACCTTGGTATATTACATTTTTGCCATCTATAACAACGATATCTCCTGTATCTAACGCTGGATCTATTATACTTTCGCCTTCAAAGCTATAAAATTCTAAGTCTTTTAAGGCATTATAAATATTATCGATTTGCTCTTGAACAACTATGTACATATTGTCTTGGCTGATATAAACTGTATTGCCTGTTGTATCTCCTTTTTCAAATAGTTGTATTCCATCATCATACCTTACACGTGTTATTTTGAATTTTTCTCCCCATTTAAAAGTCTTAAATAACTTTAATGAAAGTGTAACTGAACTTTCTCCGATTGTTTTTATATATAGTTTTCCATCTCTACCTATTACTGCTATTCCACCAGCTTGTTCTGCTATATAGCTTAAATAAGTTCTTGCTGATACTGTATTGTCGTACACTGCTATTTCCTTATTCATGTTTAAAAAAGAAGTAGAACCGAAGTTCTACTCCTGCTTTCGTACACAAGTCTTGTAGTACTTGTACTATTTTTGCTTTTCCATTGTTGTTATCTATTAGCGTTTTTCCATTATAATTAAATTCAAATTTAATCATATTATCACGTAGTTTTAATGTTACCGTATAATCATCATCTTTACTTATTTCATCTACGTTAAATATTCCGATTGGTACTATTTCGCCTGTTATTCCACTTTTTATTTCTATTTTATTTATAGTTGATGGTACTACTGATTTATATAATTTTAGTTCTATGCTTTGTGCTTCCACACAACCAAGAACAAATTCATCACTCGAAAAAGCTTTTTTCGAAGGCTTACAGTCTAATACATATTTAGGATTTATTTCTTCATCATTTATATATACTTTTAATAAATGAGTTACATTGTATATTTTAGACTTATAGTTATCACTCGTATCATACATTAACTATTTGCCCCCTCTACTGCTGTTTTTTGCGCTTGTGTTAATTCTTTTTGCATTAAATTAAATGATGTTTTCCATTTTGTTTTTTCTGTTGCTGTCCCTTTTTCTGTTTTTATCATGTCAATATGTCTCTTTGAAACTCTAAACTGTGCGCCTTCTAAAAATCCACCTTTTACAACTGGAATTTTTATATCCAATACAAATGGATTCTTAAATGTTTTTTGACATAATTCTTCTGCTTCTTCTTCTGTATTAAAATCCCATGACATTGAAAGTTTTAACATTCCTACAGCTATTGGATTATCTATTAACGAACCATCAACAGCACTAGAATAACTGTCTTTATCTGTGTCTTCTATGTCTACTGAATATGTACTTGGTGTCGGTAAATTTTCTGTTTTTCCATGTTCTCTCCATAACATAATTTTATCCTCCTACTAATGCTTCTATATCTTTCCCTGATTGTCTTTTCATGTCTCTTAAATTGTCCAATAATATTTGTCCTAGTTTTGCATTTCCTACATTTACTGTTAAATAAATTGGTTTATTGTTTTCATTTTCTTTATATGCTATATCACTTAAAGCATCCAACATATTATTAGCCTCAACATTTACAGGTTTTATTGTTGGATTTGTTAAAGGAATACCTGTTACCGCTTCCGTATTTATTGTATAAGACATTGTTCCTGCTAAATTCTTCATTTCATTCTTTATCTTATTAGTATTTGACTTTATTCCACTAACCATTAAATCAATCATGTCTGGCATATATGTATGGAAATTACTCAAAGGTCCTTCGTCTGGTTCTGTGAAGTGTAAGAAACTTTTTATTTTGTTTGCAACTGATGTAACTGCATTTGTTACTTTATGAATATTGTTTTTTATTCCTGTTGCCATATTGGTAGCCAAATCTTTTCCCCATGTAGATGCATTTCTTCCTAAGTTGGTAAATGTATTTTTTACATTACTTCCCCAATTTACTACCGTTGTTTTAGCATTATTAAGTCCTGTTGAAATATTATTTCTTAAAGTAGTTACTTTTTCTCTTACTGTATTTGAAGCATTTATCCAGCATTCACTAACTTTTGTTTTTACATTGTTTCCCCAATTTGACACACTATTTTTTATTTCCGTGAACATCTTAGTTATATTATTTTTTAAATCAATAAATGGCTGTTTTACTTTGTCCCATATTCCTAATAATCCATTTTTTAAACCTTCTATAATAAAGCGTCCTTGTTCTTCCATCACAGTTGATGGTGAATGTATTCCAAATGCATTTTTGAATCCATCTATAAATGGCTTGAATACGTTGTCATATATCCATTGTCCTATTCCAGCAATAGCATCTCCTATTCCCTTTAATATTCCTAGTATTACATTTCCACCACATTCTTCTATCTTGCCTCTAAAATATTCCACAGCCGAATTGCATATATTTGAAATAACTGTACCTACATTTATTATTGCTCCTACAACGGATACTTTTATTATTGCAGCCCCAATTAACTGAAATATTCTTTTAGCTACTCCTGACCAATCAATTCCGCCTAAACACTCAGCAATTTTGTTTGGAAATTTTTGAAAATCGTATTGTTCAATAAAAACAACTATTACATCTAACAAACCTTTTGTGAAATCTCCTATTGTTTTGCCACAGGTTTGCCAATCAAAATTATCTAAAAATCCATTTATTCCATCTACTATGCTTTGCCCGAATTGTTTCCAGTCAAATGTTGTTACAAAAGTATAGGCAAAATATATAGCTGTATTTAATCCTTGTGCAAACGTATTACCAACTTGATTCCAATTTGTTGTTCCAATAAACCCATTTAAAGTTTTGGCTATTCCAGAGGCTATATTTCTAGACGTATTTTGAATTTTATCCCAAGGAATTTTAGACATAGCATTGTTTAATTTTTCGCCTAACATCTTTCCAATTTCATTCCAATTACCATTTCTAATCACATCTATTATTTTGTTTGGTGTTTTGTCTACTTCTGATAAATCTATATTAGGTGTTCCACTAGTATTACCATTTTTGTTATCAGAAACATTGTTTATTTCACTATGTACACTACTCAATGATTTACTTGTTTGCTTTGCACTACCTGATGCATTCTTCATTGATGAAGCTGTAGCTTTTGCAAATATATTTACTCCACTAAACGCATATACTAGACTTTGCACTGCCTTCATCAAGCTATAAACCAGATTAGTTACATATTGTATTACTGGTGCAAATACACTGCCCATAGCATATTTCATATACTCTATATTTGCACTTAACTGTTTAGCCTGTGAATTTTGACTAGACAGCCAAGCATTTGCACTACTGCTTAGTGCAGAATATATACTTCTCAAACTAAAGAGAGCTGTAGCATATTTCAAAACATTTCCTAGGCCACTCTTTAATCCTGATCCCATTCCCTTTATATTGTTAGTAATGTTTTGTGTAATTTTAGGCAATTTATCAAAATTATTTTTTATTCCAGATATACTAGGTTTTACTTGCTCAATTTTTTGTTTAAATCCACCAAAAAAACTACTCAATTTATTTTGAGTAGTTGAAGTTTTTAAAATTTGCTGTCCTAGTTCTGCTATTCTTGATTTTGCTACATTTAATAATTCATTATATCTTTCTATTTCTTTATTTAATTTATCACTTTGAGATACTAGTAAATTATAATTGTTATCATTATCCAGTCTTCTATATGTTTCTGTTTTTATTTGTTTATTTCCTGCATTTGGCATTTCTTTTATTACTGACTGATTTGTGTCATTTCTTATTTTATCTAGAGCAGTATTAGTAATATCTAATTTAAATTGTCGCCCAGTTATTTTCTTTTGTAGACTATCTATTTCTTTTTCTATTTGTGTTATTTGTTTTTTTGCATCTTGATTATTTACTTTTATTGATAGTTCATTATTTCTAGAACTCTTTTTTAAGTCTTGCGTTTTTTTCTTCATAAAGTTTACTGCTTGATGTAATTTATTCGTCATTACTTTAGTATCTACTTTAGAGAAGGCTTCTTGTGCTTGTTTAACTGATTTTTGAATTGTTGGTGCTATTTCTTTAAATTTTTGTAAGGCTTCTTCTACTTTTGCAGTTACTATAATCTCAATTTCTTCAATAGTCATTTTTTTCACCTTCTTTCTTTTTGAGTACAATAAAAAAGCACCTACTTAAATAGGAGCTTTTTGTATCTAATATTTTTTTATAATTCTATTTCATACACAGCTGTTGGATTTCCCTCAAACATATTATCGTAAAATTGCAGTCTTATGCTTTTACTTTTATTTAATTATAAATTCTATTTTTTTACTAGACCATACACTAGCACTATATTCGATTATTACTTTTTTAGCATCTTTTGGAACTTCAAAATATACATTTCCCCTTGCCTTTTTTCCTGCAGATATATTTCCTACAAAAGGTCCACTTAAACCAGCATCATCTGTACTGTAAAAAGCATCACAGGTATAGCCATCAGCATAACAATTAAAATCTCCATAGCTTAGAAATTTATCTGAATTTCCTATATTTTCAAACTCAAACTCTGCTTTTACTATTTTGTAACCACTCTTTACCGTTACATATGGATTGTAATCTTTAAAGTTTTCATTTAATGAGACATATGTTAATTTAATGTTATTATCTGAAAATGTTTCTCCAACTTTATAATTTGTCTTTTTTTCTTCTTTTACAGTATTTAAACTTCCAGTCGATATTGTATTTTGATTATTATTTCCTGACAGCATTCCTATAACTATTAAAATCAAAAATACAATTAGAATCCAAAACCATGTTTTTTGATAAATTTGTTTTTTAGTCTTACTTTTCGAATGACTACCTGTGACGTTAATTGTTGTATTGCTTGTTTGAATTATTGGACTTCCACAAAATGTACAACATTTTGAATCGTTTGAAATTTCTTTTCCACATTTATTACAGAACATAAATTACTCCTCCTTTTATTTAATATAAAAAGAGTATACTACAAACAGTGTCATAAATCAATAAGTTAAATTATACTTTTTATCGACTATTTTCGACATATTTTGTCGAAATTATCCTTTAAACAATTTTCTTTGTTCTTCTAAAGTTTGAACTTCATCTTTTTCTTTAAAAAGCTCCTTATAACTATCTCTAATAAGTACTATTTTTGCATTTTGATTCATACAATCACCTGCAATAAGTTTATTTGTAACCGCTTCTTGTAAATTGATTTCTTTTCTTAATTCATCTATTTGTTTAGTTAAGTGTGTTTGACAGTATATATTTATTTCTGAATATCTACTATTCCAGAACTCATATGGTTTCATATCGAAATAATACGCCAATGGCTCCATAGAGTATATTAAGTCTACAATGTTTTTTGATTCTTTTATTGCTTTTATTATTTCATCTATACCATCGAAAGAATTTGTTCTTCTGTTATTTTGTTTATAACTTGCTCTGCTGATTTCTGAACTAATTCGTTCATATCTGTTTCTGATAAAGGATTTGACATCATTTCTTTTAATTCTTTCTTTGTCATCCTTTTCTTGAAAAAACCCTCTTCATTCAATGCCTCTGCTATCTTTCCGTATAAATCGCTTACACTTATTCCTTCTATTCTACATTCATCTATAAAGTCATATACTTCATCCGATGATGCAAATGCACTCTTACCTTCATCATTTTCTGCTAGTTTAAATATTATTTTAGATAATGCTTCCATATCTAATATAAAATAGGCTTTTTTAAATACTTCTTCAAAATTCTTATTTTTTAACAGATTAGCTATTTCTATTATTTTTCTTGTTTTTAGTACTAAATTAATATTTCTATTTTTTGTTTCTATAATCATTTATTTTCTCTCCTTTGCAAAAGAGAGAAGACTTTTCAGTCTTCTCTTATTAAAATTTTGTTGAATCTCCCTCTACAGGATATCCATCTGTTTCTACTACTTTTGATTCTTTATATACTCTCATAGTATCCTTTATAAAGTCCCCATCGTTCATCTCTTGCCCCGCTATATCTACGGTGCATTTTACTGATTGAACTAATGGTTTATTGGCAACTGATGCTGTTGTCTCTGGATATTCTAAGAATAAGAATATTGTTGTATCTGCATCAGCTATTGCTTGTATAGCTTTATGTGTTTCTTGTATAAACATCATTTCTATATCAACAGTTTCTGCTTTTCTTTTTCCTTTAGCCATTCTTTCTTCTTCTAAATCTAATGCACTATATGTTTGTCCCTCTTTTAAAGTTTTTAATTGTCCCACTTTTTGTACATAACCTATATCTGTTCTTTGTCCTGTTAGTGTTGTTGCATAAGACACCTTTGCTTTCATAGCAACTTGTGGTGTTGTTGTTTTTGGTGTTACTTCATCTCCCATTTTTAATTCCTCCTATCTTAAATTAAAAGAGTTCGTTATAGAATTATAACGAACTTCAAAAGTTATTGTTATACCGTATTTTTGCAGTATCTGGTCATATACTGCAGGACTGGTATTTGTCCTTATAAAATTATATTCTTGAAGTTTCGTATCGACTTCATCTGTCATTTGCATTGCTTGTCTTTGTTTTTCATTCCAACAAGTGATTGATATTTGAAATGTAGAACGAATAGGAAATGCGTTTTCTGTTAGATTTACTGATTTCAAAGGTGTATGCAATTCTAAACAAGGAAATTTGCTTGTAGTTGTTGGATTTGTTAATATTTGTTTATACTTTAATGGTTCTAGCTTTTCATATACTAAATCACTAAACTCTTTTATACTTAAATCTTTCATTTGCAACACTCCTTTATCATATCGTCTAACTTCTTCTTAACTATTTCTACATTTTCATCTCTACTTTTGAAACTTGCATCTCCTATAAAATGATTTGCTTTAGTCCCATGAGCTATGTAAAAGTCCATTCCTTTTATATTTATAACTGGATACGGTAATGCTCTATCCACTTTATTTACTGGAATGAACCACTCAGTAAATCCACTTTCAATAAAATGTTGTGACTTTCCTACGTGTTCCATTTCAGCATTAGAGCCTGTGCCAAAGTATTCAAAAAACAAATAGGATACTCCATTTGCCATAAATTTAGAAGGGTCAGCAAAAACCCTTCCTTTCACTTCTTTGGTTGACATATCAATCATTTCGACTAATATTCCTTCTTCGTTATGACCGTTTTTCTAATTTTATAGCGTATCCTCTAATGTTTTTTAGGATTTCTTCTACACTGTTACTTATCGTCTGTGGTAATTTTTGAATTACAGCATTTATGTTTTTGAAATTATGTTTAACTTTAATTTCGCAACTTATCATTTTTGCATTTTCTCCATTCTATATACATAGGTATTTCCTATTTTATTTTTATCCAATACTCTATACTCAGGAATAAACTCCTCTAATTTTGAGACATCTTCAAATGATACTCCGTCACCTTTTTGTATTTCATAATCTCTCGTACTTCTACCTTTATAAATACTATAATCTACTTCTCCTGTGGATTTTTTATCTAGTTCATTTACATCTTGTTGCATATTTAGCCAAGCTATGCTTTTATATTTCCATTTTTTATTGGGTTCGCCGTGGTCTTCTATTTCTTCATATCCTGATATATATACTTTGGTTAAATCTCGTAACAGCATTATTTAATCCTCCTTAATCCAGATTTTATAATGTCATTTCTTAACTTATCTATAATATCTTCAAATGATGCTGAAATAGAACCTTCATTTCGGCTTGTTAAGCCCTCTGCACCCCTTGACAGATAGATTGCTTTAGTTGCTTTCTTAACATATGGAAATAATTTTTCGTCATTTTTTTGTCTGTTAGAAATATCAGAGGCAATAGAACTAACTTCCTCTAATATTTCTTCTAAGACTTTTTTGTCATCTTTATAATTAGCTCCCAAATCAGCTATTATTTTATCTATATTACTGGTTTCTGCCATTTCTATTGCCTCCTTAATTATTCTTTTTCAGCTTTTGGTTTAGCCTCTTTTTCTTTTCCCTTTTCAGCTTTTGGTTTAGCCTCTTTTTCTACTTTATTTATTTTAAGCCCTATAAATGTTGACATTTGTTTACCTCCTAACCTTCGTATGAGCAGTATACACCTGCTAATTTGTTTTCATATACATGTCCATATAAGTTGTTGTTTCTATATTTAAATACGTTGTCATCTCCATTTTGGTCTTCATCCGGTGTAAAATATTTTATGTATTGGTCCATAGCTGTTACTGCAGCAGACTTTTCAACACATAAGAAGTTTATATCTTTTCCACCTTCTATTAATTCATAGTAATTTGATGTTGAAGGATTTCCTGATGGAGAGCTTACTTTTGAATATGTTCCAGAACTTTCTGTGTAATATGTCTTTCCTGATACTACAGCTGTATCTGTTGACTTAATATATGAATCTTTTGCTTTTTGGTATCCATAATTTTGTTTTCCATCATTTAATGTTACTGCTGTATACATTCTTGTTTGTGGAACTTCAATTATTGTAGCAAATCTTTCTAATACTTTTTTAGATTTAGTTGTGTCTAAATCATCTATCATTCCTTTTAATGTTGGTGTTATGAATAAGATTCTGTTTTCTGTTGAAACTTCATCTTCATCCATTTTATTTATGCATTCTCTTAATGCTGTTACAACTCCCGCACCATCAGAAATAGTTTCTTTCTTTGTTGAAATTCCTGCTACTCCTGCTATTTTTGCAATTCTTGCAGCATCAGTTTCTGGAACTACTTTTGTTCTTACAAATTCTCCAGATAATCTTGCAAAAGGTAATCCTAATGCTTCTTGGTTGTCTAGTCTATCAATTCTTAAGTCTTGGCTTCTTTCTTTGTCGTATTTTACTGTTTCCCATACAAATTTTGTTGAACCTTTTGTGTATCCATCATTTCTTGAGAAATCTCCTAAACCGTCCATATCAAGTTTAGCCACTTTAATTTCTCCATTTAATCCTTTTTGTACTGTTGTTTCGTCTCCATCTAATATAGATGTTTTTGCTTCGTTTTTATATACCTCATCTAATTTAGGTAAATAAATTGTTGATAATTCAATATTATTCATTTTTCATTCTTCCTTTCTTATTTTAATCCCATTGCCTTTCTTATAGCTTCATCAGCACTTGACTTATTACCAGATGGGTCTGGATTGTATGGTGGTTTTTCTTTTGACCACTCATTTACAGCTTTTTCTACAATTCTGTCTTGAATTGATTTTATAAGCTTTGTTTTTTCTTGTAGTTGCTCTGCTGTCATATTTTCATAATCAAAAAGATTTAGAAATTCTGGATCAAATGCTGTGTCTTGTGTTGTTGCTATTTTTAGAGCTTCATCTTTTAAGTCTCTAGCATTTAACTTTCTTTGCATTGCTTCATAATCTTTTTGTTGCTTTTGCAATTGATATTGCAATTTTTGAGTTTCGTTCATCTTTGCTAATCTTTCAGCTTCTGATTTTTCAGCGTCATTTATTGTTTTCCAATTATCTTGTGCTGTTTGAATAGCCTGTTGAACTCTTCTGTCAAATTCTGCTTGATTTTTTCTATCTTTCAAGAAATCATCAAATGTTACAGGGTTATTATTTGTTCCTGTATCTTGGTTATTTGCTCCCGCTGGTTCATTATTTGCCCCAGTATTAGCATTATTTGGATTATTGTCTTGTCCTTCCATTTTTTACTCCTTTTGCCCCAGCCATTGCCCATAAAGCCCCAGCCATTGCACTTGTATTCTGTTGTTATTTATAGCCTGCAATCAGTAAAAAGGCATAAAAAATAGACGTACGTCTACGTCTAAAAATTTATAATTATAAAATGTTAATAACTTATTTATTTTTGTTCTTTGTTTTCATGTATCCATCAGCAAAATTATATTTAAATACCCATATAATGGGTCTAAATATTGTAATTATAGTAAATATAATCCAATACCAAGTTGGCATTTGTAATTTAATACTTAATATTAAAACTAATAACAACATATTATTTATCCTCCTCTTCTTCATACATTGCCATATATTTTTTATTTATATCAAAATTAGTTATTTCATATGGTGTCAAGTTCGCATTAATTTCAATATTAGTAACAAATTTCAAGTCATTTGTTATATCATCTGCTCTTTTTATAAGTTCTTGTCCTATTGCTATAATAGATTTTTTTGCATTTTCTTTACTGTTCGGTTTTAATTCTTGCATATTTCCTCCTCCTTTCCATAATAAAAGCACCTACTTCTTAGTAAGTGCTTAATAATATTATTTATTTAATTATTTCGTTTTAAGTGCTGTTACTTCCGCTTTTTTATAAAAGAACGATGCTTCTATATCTATATTAGTCACATAATAATCTTCATCATCAATTTTTACTTCTTGTCCTACTTGAAAATTTAATATACTCATATCTTCGAAACTTATGTTTTTTATTTTAATTTTACTATTGAGGATTCTTCCAAAAGCCCTATGTTTAATAGGATAACCATATAAAGTAGCATCATATTTTTTATTATCAATATCTATCTTAAAATTATAGCTTTCTTCTAATTGAACAATACTATTAATTTTTTCTTTAGATAAATGTGTCAATATTTTCATTTAGGCATCCTCCCTACTTTTCTAATTCTTTTTCTAAATACTCTTTATACTCTGCAAAACTATTCCATTCATCATAATTGAATGGTAATGGTCTTTTTCCTTTTTGTTCTATATATTTATGAATCAAATTCTTTACTTCATCTGGTATAGTCATTGTATAATTTCACTACCTTTTCTTTAATTTCTTTTAATTCTTTTATTGAATTTATAATATTTAATGTATCTTGATTTTTATTTAAGTATGCTGACATTATATTAGCTGACAGTTCTTTTTCAATCCTTGTGCTATCTTTTATCCAATAGTTAGCTTCATGTCCATAATTTCCTGTTATCTTGCCATTTGTTATAGCAGAAAAAATATCACTTAATGTCATGTTATCTTCATATTTGCTACTTGACAACATTTTAATATACTTATCTTCATCTATATCTATTTGCAATCTTGCTCTTCTTAATTCATTGTCTATATTTAATTTATCAGATATATTATTTCTTATATCTATCATATGTATAATTTCATGACTTAAACTTTCAGATAAATCATAATATTTAAAATCTGGGTGATTTGGATTTATGTATATTTTATCATCACTAACACTATATCTCATTGGAACATTCAAGTTATTATCTATTTTTGCATTGTTACTTGTTAGATATTTATTAAACAACCTCTTTACATTAGAATTTAATTTTGCGTTGTTTAAAACTTGTTTAATATCTTTACTTATTTTTGGTATGTCTAAATTATACTCTGTTTTTTCTTGTTTTTCAACTGGTGGTAAATACATTATAGTTGACCTGCAATAATGAAAGTGATGTTGTATTGGCGGAAGATTTAATCCTAATACTAATCCATTACATCTAATTCTTTGTATTGTTAATTCTTTCTGTGTCTCACCATAATATCTATCAAATACATTTTCTTTGTTAATGTAAAACTCTTGATTATTCAAACTGTCACACATCAATGTTGTTTTATTATCTTCTACTGCAATAAATCTAACTTTTGAATTATCTTCCGTTACTTCTTTTATTCCTTCTACCTTTGCTAGATTATTTAGTCCAATCATTTGCAAATCTGCTGCACCTGATATCTTATCATTATTTATATTGAGCTTTTGATTGTTTTGTCTTTGTATTATTGTTTGAAACTCACTGGAATCAATTTCTAGGTTTTTTTGTTGTTGCATATTTAAAATTACTTGTTTATATATTTGTTGTGCATTATATTGTATTGTTGCTTCAATATATTGTTTCCAATTAAATCCACTATAGTTTGGTTGGTCTAATAATGCAAGAAATAAAGCCATCATTAATATTGATGGCTTTTTCTTTTTATTCACTTCTTTTTGTCCGTTCTTCATAGTAATAATTAGCATCTTCATACATTATTTGTTTTTCTTGCTCTTCTAATTTGCTTTGTTCTTCTATATACGCACTATAAATGAGCAATTCTAATATTTCACTATTCTTTACTCTTGTTCTTTTATAAATATTGTTTGCTAATGCAGTAAAGTAATTATTATTTTTTAGTAATCCTTGTTCTTTCCAACCGCTCTATATATGTATTTATTCTTTTTTTAGTCTTATTGTCTGCTATATTGTAAATATTCTCTGATGTAAAATCAAATGTATCAAAGAGTTCTTGTAATCTGTTCTGGGTTTGTTTGGATGTTTTATTGTATAACTGTTTTAATTGTCTCATATAATTATCATGTTGCTTCCACATATAAAACACCTCTATTCTAATGTTATTTTTACTTCACTTAATTTGCATGCAATATTATTAGTTATTGAATTATTCTCTCTATTTTCAAAATGTATTTCATTATCAGAAATAGTTAAATAAATAATTTTGTCATATATTTTATTTTCATATTCTACTTTTAATCCTTTAAGAATTTTGGGATTGTATGGTTCTATCATCATTTTCTTTTTCTTCCTTTCTCATCAAAATATTTTGTTTTTCATTATCTTGTTTCGATTTACTATTGTCCATTTTATTATTGACTTCAATCTCTGTTGTATCTTGTCCTATTTTAGCCATATTTTCTAGATTTTTTTGAACATTTTCTTGATTTTGTTTGTCTACTTTTTCTAATTCTGAATTGCTATCTAAGTCGTCTGGTAACATATCAATTATACTTGCATCACTTAACAATCCTCTTAATTTCAAAGCTCTTGCTGTTTCTGTATCCTTATCTGTTGGTAGATTCCTTTGTAAGTCTATTTTTATGCTTCTAAAATCATAGGATTTGTGTTTTCTTTTATTTATTCTGTCTATAATTGTTTCCCATCTTCTTAATATTGCTTGTTTAAAGTGTTTATCAGCATCTGTTATCATTTGTTCTAATGCAAAGAACTTTCTGTCTAATGCACTTGCATTATCTGCATTTGTAAATCCTAAATCTGTTATGTTAGGTACTCCACTTATCATCGCTATTAAATCTATTAATGTTTTTTTATGATTTTCTAATGCTGTATCTTGTACACTTTTTTCAACCCATGCTATATCACCTGAATTGTCTGGTGTATAAAATACTTTCATTTTAAGCATTGTTTCATCGTTTTGTTTTCTTTCTGGGTTCTCAATCATCATTGGATTTCCATTTTTGTCTTTTTCTACTTCTCCGTTGTTTATCTTTCTTTTCTATAAGCAATGGTATATCTGGTTCATAACCTGTTATTTTTAATTTAGCATCATCATTATATTGAAATGTATTTCTACTATTTTGTATTACTCTTTCATAAGCACAAATTAAAGAGACTACCAATTCAAAGCTTGATAGTCCCATTTCATTTTCTATTGCTATGCAAGGAAGCATGTTCCATTTGCCTTCTTCAAATCTTTCTTTATCTTCTTGTAATTTTTTATAATCAGTAGGAGCTGGCGAATAGTATTTTTTACCATTTATTGTAGTTAATTCTACAATTGTTATGTCTGCATTGTTTTTGTCTTTTTCTGTCCATTTTCTTAATTGTCCTATCTGTTTTACTGGTGTTGAATAATCAAATATTCCTATAGTGTTTAAAGCACTTTGTTTTGTATATACTATTTCGTTTTCTTCATTTTCGTATAGTACTTCATAGCATCCTCTCATTCCAAAATATTCAAATGCCAAATCAAAAAATTCTGTTGAATCATCATTGTATTTACTTATATAATCTATTAATACTTTTAGTTCTTCATCCTTGTTTGCATCTGTATTAAAGACTTTATTAAGCAATTTCTTGATTATATTTAATTTTGTTGGATCTGATATTTTTTCGACATCATATACTGGTGCTTTTCCTGCAAAATAGCCTGTTACCATTGAGTTTATATAATTTTCAAATGCCACTTTTATTTTTTCATCATTTATGCTTACTAACTCTGAATTATCCGTCTTTCTTCTTATTCTTTCATATAGTTGTTTTCTTGCATTCCATTCTTTATCAGCTAACATTAGTATTTGTGCTACACTATTTTCATTTTCTAATGTTTCTGGATTCCATTGTATCATTGTTTTCCTCCTATATTGGTTTTATATAACCAAACTGTAATTTTTTGAAATTATATTCTTTTTCTCTACTATATCTAGTCATATCTATACTATGGTTATTTGCATCTGGATATTTGCTTTTAAAATTACCATATTTATCTTTTTCGTATTCATATGTATTAAATTCTCTTGCAGTATTAGGACATCTCTCTGGGTCTATTATTATTTCAACTAAGTTTTGTAACCATCTAACACCAAAGTCTATACTATCGGGTCCTTTCTTAGCTCCTACTATTCGTAATCCACCATAACTATTCATTTCATCAATGCTTTTTGGTTCTGCACTATCTGCAGTAATCTCACTTCTTCCAATTTTTACTTTTATTATTTCATCATGTAATTTTTTGTTTGATATACCTACCTTGTAAATTTCATTAAATATATATAGCTTTCTTCTTGTTTTATCTAAATGATTTTGACCATAACAAGCTGGGTCTACCGCATATCCAAAATCTATACCATCTGCTATATTATCAAAATGTGATATTTCTTCATCTGTTATTTTTCTTAATGTTATGTTTGTAAATACTGCTCCTCCAGTTCCTGTTGGCTCTCCTAAATACTCATTTCTATATGCTAATTCATTTGTCTTTTTTAGTTCATCTGCTTCTATTATGAATTGTTCTCCTAACCACTCAACTGGTACATCTAAATATGTAGAACTATGTACTAATCTGTCTGGTCTTACAACTATTACTTCTGCATTTACCCAACTAGCAATCATCTTAGGCGGATTGTAAGAATAAAAAACTTCGTAGCCATTTCCGACCACGAAGTAGTGATTGTATTATACTTCTTATTTCTTCCATACCAAAAAACTCATCTAGTTCTTCAAACCAAAGATATTTGCAAAAACCTTTTTTAAATTTTGTTGATTTTATTTTTCTGTAATCATCTTTATTATTACAACTTCTAAATAATATTTGCTGTCCTGTTGGCTTATAAGTCAATCTTAGAGGGCTTACTTTTGCCTCCCAATATTCTGATACTCCTAGTTGCTCTATCCCCCATAAAATTTGAGTATATACACTATCTGCTAATGTATCTCCGACCTTTCTCATTGCTACTGCATTTGAATATATACCATTTTGTGCATCTATCATCATCATTAAAGGAATTGTTATTCCAATAAAACTTGATTTTGTACTTCCTCTTCCTCCGTTTTAACCAGTAATGAGTATGTTTGTTTTCTAAACAATCATCAAGCAAATCCCAAAAATGTTTTGCTATTATATTATATGGATTAATCATCTTTCGGTCTTTCTATATTTATTACTGGTGGATTTATGTTTTGTATTTGTTCTATTGGTTTTTCTCCTATTGTATCTCTTAGTAATTCAAATGCTTTTGTATTTCCTTTTATTGCTTCTTTCCATAATGCGAATACTGCACAACTTTTATTACTTACTTCGCTATCTGCAAAACCGAACTCTATCATCTGTTGTTTTAATCTTTCGTCTGATACTTGTCCATCTAAAAACCTACTTATTATCTCTTTAAAGGTTTTATTTTGTTGTCTTTTCTTTGCACTTGCTTTTCCTGCTTTACTTGCATTTCTTCGGCGTTGTTCCGGAGTTAAATCTTCGTTTTTTATTAAATTTTGTTCATTTGCCATCTAATCACCTACTTTGTTTTGTCTTTTCTGAAATTTTTCTTCTATTGTCCAACTTCTGTTATTTATTTTAAACTTCATCGTTATTCCCCTCCATATCCGCACAAATCTCAAAGTACACACACTTCTCGCATTGTTTTTCTCCCTCAACAACACACTTTTGTCTTTTCTTGTTTGTGTATGCTTTTCTTATTTTATATTCTTCGTCTATATAAGACGCTATTATACTACCTTTCATAAAATACCTCTTTTGTGTTTTATAATTCACTATGCAATGATATGTAGGAGCTATGCTCTCCCCGTGGGGTTAAGTTCTTTAACAGTTACCCATAAAACCGTAGTATTACCTGCGTTAAAACCTAAACATATTATTTTTTATCACTGCATACTAAATTATAGTGAATCGTTTTCAGCCGTCTCTCCATATAAAAAAGAAGCATATTAACAATATGCCTCTTTTTTTATGATTTCTTTTATCTTTCTTTTTTTAATAACTCTATTATCTCATCCAGTTTATTGCAAACTGTGTCTAAATCATTAGTCGTAAAAGAAACCTCGTTTCTATTTTGAATATTTTCTAAAGAATCTTGCATTTTCTTTAGCATCTCTCTTAGTTCTTCATTCATATATAATACCTCCTTTTTAGAGCTATTATATATTTTTTATTTTGCAAATACTGTCGAAACTTGTCAATAAAATTATTTTTTTGTTATTTTTTTAAGGAGCTAGATTTCTCTAACTCCTTTTTGACCTACTACTATTTTAGCACATTTTTTTGTCAAATTCACGCCAATTTTACGCCAACTTTTTTAATTCTTTATGTACTGCATATATTAAGTCCCCTTTGCGTCTTACAAATGTTCTTTCTGATATTCCAGAATTTATTATTTCCCATTTAGGTTTGCTTTTAATATAAAATTCCTCAAATATGTATTTACTATCCTTGTTAACTAGTTCTACTGCTTGTACTACTGCTTTATATTCTTTTATTGCTTTTTGCAAATGCTCGTTTTCTTGAAGTTCTATTACTGCTTTTAATGTTCTGTCTGATACGCTATATGGTGCTTTAGGCATTCCGTCTAATACTGGAGAGCCTATGCTCATTATATCTGCTCTTATGTTCATAATTTTTAGACAATTATAGTTATACCTTTTTAAGCATAAACTTGCTTCTTTGTATTCTTCGTTACTTAGCCTCATCGTTTGTACCTCCTAACTTTAATAAAATATAATCTAAAATATCTATTTGTTCGTTTAAATTTCTTCTAAAAGTTTTGTATCTCTTATTGTTTATTGACATTGTGTCTTTTAAACCGTTTCTCATCTTAAAGTACATATCTCGTTGTTTTTTTATAAGAGTTATTGCCTTTCTCTGTTTACTCATACAATACCTCCAGCTTATTTAATTTTTTTCGCTTTATTTATAAAATATTGTTTTACTTCTTCTTTATCTTTAAAATATCTATTACATTCCATCTGGAAGCCATCTATATCTTCTGCCATTAAATCTATTATTTTATCTTTTTGCTTTAGTTCTTTTTTTAAGCTGTTCACTTCTGTTCGTAGCTGTTCATTTTCTTTTGATAGTTTTTCTATTAGATTTAATACTATCTGCATTTGTCTTGCACTTACACAGCTCATATCAATACTATTTGCAAATCTATTCATATCTTCGATAGCTTTCTTTTCTTCTTCTGTCATTGTTATTCCTCACTTTCTTTAATTCACGAATATTATTTTTATGTGATATGTTTTGTTGTCTTAACAATTCATTTTCTTTTAATACTCTTTTATAATCTGATAAAATATGTTGCATAGATTTTGGTATTTCCAAATCTACTGTTTCCCAGCCACCATTTTTAAAGAAATCACTGTCTGTTTCATTTATAGCACTATGTGCTAAATAATTTTCAACTATTTTTATATCTTCTTCTATACTATTTTCCACTATTCGTACTCCTCTTCTAGTTCAATAACTTTTGCTATTTTTGCTCCACATTTAGGGCAATAATTATAACTATTATCTTCTGGTGTCCCATCTTCAAAATACCACTCTTCTCCACAATTACTACACCCATATATAATATAATCATAATCATCTTCTCGTATAAAATTACATTCTTTCATTTAAAACACCTCCAAACTCTTTTTCAAGTTTTCGTTTTTCCGTATAATGTACTTTAGTTCTTGTTATTTGATGAATTATGTCGCATATAGTTCCTTTACTATATGGAAAGGACCATCTATTCTGTCCAAAATATTCCATTCCTCTTGCAGACTTTTCTTCTAATTCGTCTATTTGTTCTTTATCTAGCTTACAATAAATTATATATTCTAATTCTCTATACATTTTTTCTACAACAGATCCGTATTCATCTAACCAATTCCAATTTATTTCTTTTATAAATTTTGGTTTTGCATATCTTATTACTTCTTTTCCACAAAATGGGCAATATTTTATATTTTCTTCAAAATGAAATGGTTGAAATATATCTTCTTCAAAGTATATTTCTTTTTTACAATTTGAGCATTCATGATATTTATATACTTCGCCTTCATACATCGGTGTTAATATTACTTCATCTGCTATTTTTTCTTTCATTATGTATCACTCCTCTCAAAATTTCTACAAGTATAATTAGGCTCATATTCTGGAATTAAAAATTTGTCACTTAATGTACAAATTTCTACTTCATCTACTATTTTTGCTGTTTTATAAAATTTACAACTTTTGCATAATCCTCTTGTGTTAGTAATTTGTTTTTCTATAAATTTTGTTGCACTAAATGACATATCTTATTTACTCCTTTACTACTAAATTGGCTTTGATTAAATCTTGTATATATTTTTCTAAACATATTTCTTGTTTTTCTATGGTACAATCTAAAGGTAATTGAAAATCAATTGTCCTATCTTTAAATATTTCTACTAAAATTGGTATTTTTTTCTTAACTAAAAGCATTGGTCTATAATAACAAATTTTTGCATCTTGTTTATCATGGTGTGTAAAATGAAATTTTTCAAGTTCTTTTAAATCTACATCATCTCTTATTTTTAACATATCTATTCCCCCTAATAATTAACTTTAATTATGTAACTGTTAGATTCTGGTTGATAATCTATACTTAGTCTTAAATCTTGCATTTTATCTATTCCATATCTTTCTATTTGCATTCCACCTCTTAAATTTCCTATATGATTAGTTATTGCAAACTTTACTATATTTTCTAATTGCCTAGTATAAACACTAAATTCGGTTTGTTTATCTAATTTTTGTCTTAATCTTCTATTTGATAATCTTTCTGTTTCTAAATCATCTCTTAATTTTATAAGTTCTTTAATTAATCTTTTTATTTTTCCTTTAACACTCATCTTTTCCTCCTACTTCAATTGTTAAATCGCTTATCATCATGTCACTTATATTAAATCCGTAATTTGTAAATAGTCTAATGTATTTATTTTTATTTTCACAATCTATATTCATTCCATATTCTTTTTTGTTTAATAAATGAATTACATCACCTTCCCAATGACACCAACCTATTTTTTTCCCTTCTGCATTTTCAAAAATAAAGTCATAAGATTTATAACCATTTTTGCCCCAGAATCCGATTATATGGTTTGTCCGGAATTATATATATTCCATTTATTTGCTCTGTTGGTTTTGTTTTTAGTTCTTGTAATTCTTTTCTATATTCTCTATTCATCTTCTCCTCCTACTTCATAGCAATTAACATCGAACTGTTCTTTTGTTAGTATTGTTTTTATATCATTTTCTCCTATATATTGCGATTTATTAAATCTACCTTCTATCGCAAAATACAAGTTATTATCATCTTCTCCCCATATTTCGTTAATAATTCTACGTCCATTTACAAAATCTCCAACTTCTATTAAGTCTATTAGTTGTTTGCTGTGTCTTACTATCACCTTTTTAAACATTTCATTACTGTAAAGTACGTCTTCTTTCATTCTAAAATCATTGATATAAATAATTCTGTCAAATCTATATATTCCAGCTTCATAATCTATGCTTTTAATTTGAGCTATCCTTCCGTCTTTTGTTCTCACATATTCTCCAACTTCTATCTCATTTCTATCTGCTTTGTTCATTTTTCTTGTAGTCTTTAATTCTTCTTCATCTAAATCAAATGCCATTATATTTCCTCCCTTGTAATAATTTTCAAATTTAAATCTGGATACTTATACTCAAATAATTTCTGCTTAATCTTAAATGTCTCTGTTTTCATTCCTTTTGTGTCTTCTACAATTGTTTGTCCATTCTCTTCATAA